ACGTACTTAGCAATCTCATCCATTTTTCTTTACCGTGATGGAGTATTCGCTATCCACATTCAAACCCGGTGGAAGCAGGTCGGGGTGTTCCTCAAGGAACTGTTTGGTGTTCTCCTGATGGAGCCGCTTCTCATAAAGATCGGTAGCGTTGTGCTCGACAACAAACTTGCCGAACGACTCCCAATCGTTTGTGCTGAAGCGTTTCTTGACGGTGCGGTAGAACAACCCGCTCTCCGTACGGACAGACTCAACCCCATGCTCCTTGCAGTAGCCCAGAAGCGCGGACTTGATCTTGCCCATATCAGCTTTCAGCTCATCATCACGCTTCTTAAAATCAGCCAAGAGTGTGGTGTGTGCTGCCCGCATTTTGAGGTAGACGCGGACTAGCCGCTCTACTGCGATCTCTTCAGTCATAGTACCTCTTCCTAGTTTTAGTGGCAGAATGTGTATTGTTCTACACTTCTGTCTTGTTGTCAAGCAGTTCTTTGTAGAGATCCACAACTTTTGTGTGGGCGTCTATTTTACTGTCAAGCATTGTGTAAACGTATTTCTCGGCGTTAGATCCTTGAAGTCGGATCACGGTACAGGGGTGGTGCTGTCCGGCTCGGTGCACTCGGGCGTTAGCTTGTGCGTATGTCTCAGAGGAGGACGTTGGCCCCCACCATACGACCGTATCCGCAGCAGTTAGGGTAACCCCGTGCGCTGCCGACTGCGGCTGGATGACCAGCACTTTCGGCTCGGGCGTGCTTTGAAATCGCTTGAAGATGTCGGTGCGCTGACTCGCGGACACGTCGCCATTGATCACCTCTGCCGTTATGCCGTCGTCGTTGAGCTGACGACTGATCATCTCGATTACGTTCTTGAAAGGTACAAAGACTAACACCTTCTGTGTGGCTTCATCAATCACCTCTTTCAGCACGGCGTAACGGTTTTTGATGTCAAACTCGACCGTCTCCTTGCTGTCCGTGTACACCGCACCACAAGATATTTGTAGGAGTTTGCTCAGGTTCACGGCGGCGTTAACCGCTGTGATGTCCTCGCCAGCAGCCTGCATGACGAACCGGCTTTTCATCGCCAAGTAAAACTTCTTTTGTTGCTTGGTCAACTCAACCTTGCGATCCACGTACGTCATGGGCGGCAAGTCAAGGCACTCTTCCTTGGTGTATCGGATAGCTGGCTGCAGCGCGTTAAACACGATTGTCGTAGCCGAGGGTTTGGGGACCCACTTAAACTGCGTCACCTTGTACATCACGGACTCTTTGTATCCAGTGAAGTATTTCGGCACTGCATCCGGATTGATGAGCTTAGCCAGCCCGTAAGCGTCCAACGGCGACTGCGCTGCCGGTGTGCCGGTCAGCATCCAGAGCCACGTGTTTGGCTGTAGCAAACCTTTGAGCGTCTTCCACCTATTTGTCTGAACATTTTTATAGGCGTTAGCTTCATCAACGACAATTAAATCAAACCCACCTTTAAGAATCTCATCTGAGACAACCTCGACCCCATCGTAGTTGATGATGACGAACTCTGCTGGACTGTTAATAATTTCTCTACGCTTCTCGGCAGGGCCGTACGCGATGTCAACTGATCGGTGCATAGCAAACTTGAACATATCCGCTCGCCATGCCGAATCCATAATCGACAACGGACAGATCACCAGCACGCGTTTGATGACCTTGGTCTTCATCAGGTAGTCCGCAGCCCATATCACGCTGCCGGTCTTGCCCGTGCCTTGCTCGTTTAAGCAGAACGCTCTCTTGTGCAGGGTAAGAAACGATGCGGTGGACTTCTGGTGTGCAAACGGTTTGTGCAGCCCGGGCCACTTGTAATCCCGCAGGATGGGGCTTGGCACATTCTTTATCTTTAAGTTCTTTAGGACCTGCGCCTCTTCAAGCCCCCAGTGAACTAATACTTTGTTGTTCTCTACTTCTTTACTCTTGGGTATGACCGATGTGACCTTTGCCGGATCACGAAGGTTTAACACCAATACTTTATTCTGAAAGATTTCCATTGTCGCCCTATAATGTTTTTACCCAAGCAGAATAGCCTGAATAGGGTTTAGCTATTCAGGTTCTGCGCCGCTTCCCAATCGAGGTGCTGATTGTGGCGGCTGGTGCGGTTAAAGGGTTACTGACGTTTCCCCGGGCAGCACACTCACACCTAACTGCTACCCTATTGGTTCCTAGAGCGGCTGGAAACAACGCTAACCCAGCCGAATAGGCACATTTATTTTATCAACTTTCGCCCTTATGGTGGCCGTTCCGGCTGCGATTCTTGTGCTTAGACACAACACGCAATCCGTCGGAGTTTGACCCACCGTTCTTGAGCATCTTCACGTGATCAATATCTTTACCTTTGTGCGGAATGCCTTCTTTGTCCAGCTTACGTCTGGCTCGTTGGCGTTCCAGCTTGGCGGGAATCTCGCCCCGCTTTAGTTGCATTTCGTATTCGTGTTTATACGGACGCGGGGTTTTGGTATACGGCATCTTAGTTCCTCCCGTTATGGGAGCAAGTTAGTACGGCGCAGTGCTTTCGGCACAATCCGCTAGGCTTGGGGTTCCATGTATCCGTGTCCACTGCAAACGCAAGACGCTTGTTACGGTCAGTCCACTTAGTCCACAGCATATTTTGTTGCTCTGAATCGTACTTGCTTTTTACAAGCGCATTTGCAATCACAAACAGCAGACCGCCCTTGACCTTTTTGATCTCGGGAAAGTGCTTGAACACGCAGAGCGACATCAGTTCTAGTTGCTCAGGGTCAGCGTATTTCGCAGACTTGCCCGTCTTGTAGTCCACCACCCGTGCTTCGCCCTTCTCGCGGTCGATGATCAACAGATCGGCAATCCCTCGATACCATACGTCCGGTGCGTCAAACGCGCATGGCTGAAGATCTTTTGTGATCCCCATCTCATACTCGCACAGGCGCTCACCGGAAATCTGCTTCAGGTTATCAAGTGTTTGTTTAGCAAATGTGAAGTACGGCGGCAGCGGTTCGTCGTCACGCATGTATTTTTCTGCGGCTTCATGGAACCGAGAGCCATACAACAGCGCCTCCGTCTCAGGCTCGACCACATCCTTTACTATCTTTAGGTGATAGTATTTACGTGGACATTGCTCAAACAGCTTGATGCTGCTGTACGACCACTTCATCGCTGCCGTTCCTTAGCCAACCGAACCGAGTTTTGCAGCAGCTTGACCTCAGCCAAAATCTGAGACGACATATTCACAGCGCCATCGATATCGTTGTGTAACAACTTTTGATATTGTTCTTTAAGTAGACTTTGCGTAGCTAGTAACGGCCCAGAATAGTCGTTAAATATTTCATCCATTAGCACTCACCATACCTTTGCCCAACTCCTGATTCGCAGTTAACCGGCAGTCCTGCTGCCCACTTCGGCGTCCACCGCATACATTCTTCGACGTATGCTTGCGCCTCTTCAACCTGCTCCTCACGCACCACACACGCAATCGCGTCATGCACGGTTAGCACGACCCTGTACTTCTGCCCGATGCGGAGCATTTGTTCGCCAATGATACACCGCGCGATAGCTTGGCACACGTTCTCAATGACCTTGCCGCCATAAATTCTTGTACGCCCCCGGCGCGTTTTGTACGTAAACTCAGGCCCCTGCTCACCGTCTGTTGACTGCAAGTCGTCGTAGCGCATTAACAACCCACTGGGCAAACGAATCGCGGACTCGTTCGGCTCGACTGTCAACACACCGGCTCGACCCAGTGTGCAGTCTTCGTTGCGTGATAAACATTCAATAACCCCTTTAGCTTGATACCAGAGATTTACAATCTGCGGACTGCCTCGGCGATACGCGTCGATGATCCGTCGAGCTTCGTCTAGATCTACCGCGACCCCGGCCTGTTTAAGCGCAGCTTGGAACTTGACCGCACCCATCCCGTACCCCGCACCGAGGATCGTCGTCTTGCCGATGAACCGCTCCGGAGGTGTTATCTGATCTACGGGTTTGCCGTAAATCGTCGATGCCATCTTCTTGTAAACGTCTTCACGGTTAGCAAATGCCGTGACCAGATCATCCTGCTCGGCCAGCCATGCCAGCACTCGGGCTTCAATCTGCGCAGAGTCGGCATCGATGATCCGGTAACCCTTGGGAGCCATGATCGCCAGCTTGAGCTTGTTAGCGTTAGCGCCTCGGCTCGGCAGATTCTGAAGGTTAATCTTATCGTCGCCACCGAACCGCCCCGTATGCGCTGCGTAATACCGGATCGGCACGGGCATCTTGCCCCGCTTAGCGATATTAATCAGCCGCTCAGTTCTCGTCTCTTCAAGCGTTGACTTGTTACCAAGTCTTGCTGATACAAGGATCTGAACGCGCTCGTCCGGATGTTCAGCTAGAGCCTTAAACTCCTCGTCGCTCTTAGCCATAGCCAAAGTTCTTTTGCCGGTAGTCGGGCTGATCTTCGTCGGCGGCTCAACCCCAAAGTTATGCAGCAGCTCGCCGAACTTCTGATTGCTCATCAGTTCGTCTCTGGTTACCCCGGCTGCGGACAGTAACTTCTGTTTGCGCTCCACCACGTCTATCAGATGCGCTTCAAGCAACTCTGCATCCAGCTCTAATACCGGAACGACAAACATGCGCAGAGTCATGTCAATCAGATGTAACTCTTTCTTGGGAAACCCCTTGACCATCTCAAGGTACAACCGATGCGTCAGGTCTACATCATTAATGCAGTAGTCGCCATAACGTGATAGGGCGTATTCATCGAAGTCTTTACGCCGCTTACCTATTGCGTTAATAACCTCGGTTCCTTTCTCGCCCAACCCGTACCGCTTCACTAACGTAGATAGCGACCCACCGACCTCGACCCCATGCAGCGCACGGCCCATGCAGAGCGTATCGAGCATAAACCTCGGCACCAGATCAAAGTGCCACGCCAAAATGGCCCCGTCAAACATCATATTGTGTGCGAGCACAACCGAGTTTGGTATATCAAACTGAGATAGCCATTCCTTGAGCAGCTCTTTCGGCCCACTTGCCCATTGAGTTTGTTGGTCGTTGACCTTGACCGCAACCCCGATAACTTCAAACTGCGGGTCGCGTATGTATTCCTCAGTCGTTATCTTGGACAGACTGAAGTCTTTGTCGTAATACGTTTCAAAGTCTATGGTTAACAGATTCATTAATAGTTACCTTGGATTTCGTCGAGCTTATCTAAATAGTGTTTTGCTTTCTCTGCATCGTCATCTGCACCAATCTTCCTGCCTTGGCGCATTGCGTATTTAATGACGTTGCCCTTCAAAAACCCTACAAATTCCGTGTGCGTAAGCACCGCCTCCATAACTTCCCATGGTGTGAGCGGCATATCTTTGTAGTGCGTACCGCCTACTTGCTTTTCGTCTGATCTCATATCTCGTTAATTAAAAAGGCGCTGGCTCGCACTTAGAGAAGTCGAGTTTAGGTTTACGTTTGCGCTTAGGCTTACTGACAATGTGCGGGTAGGGCGGCGGCGACCACACCCACCGGACAACCTTGCCTTCATCGTCAAGGATGCCGTACTTATTCATCTCTCCATGTCCCGTCTTTAAAAATGAACCGCGTGTACAACAGGTTGCCTTCTTTGTCGTAGTTAGCCACCATGCACGGCGGTTCGTTATATGCCGGTGCGCGAGACTG